GTGAGTGGTATCTGGCTGAATCTCTTGATCTTGTCTGCATAGACAGGGTCGGTGGCAAGTTGCCGGCCTGTGAAAGCTTCCCACATAACGGCGACGTCACGCTCGTATACTGATTTGGCTGCTGCCGACATTTTGTCGTACTTACCTGTCTGATAGTTGTAGATGTCCATGTAGAGCCCATCGAGCTCTGGTATCCCTGGTTCTTTGCTCAAACAAGCACCTCCAATGGGCTGACCATCTGGTCCTTTACATTCCAGCCCCCTCTTTGCACTTGCGTTTAAAGCGTCCTCGTTCAGCTGGCATATTCGAGGCCGAATCGTGACCACCCCGGCAACCGTATCGTTCTGCGATGCATCTGGGGTGAACAAAGCACCTATCCTCTGACTGCAGAAACTGTTATAAACACGCCTATACTCTGTGTCCGCAGGTATCTTGCTCTTATCAAGCAGACTAACAACGACTGTCTTTTGGGTAAGGGGATCTGTATAAGAAAGCTCTGGATTGATCGTACCGGCGATGGCTGCAAAGAGGTTGAACACCTTGACGTAGAACTGAGCAATTCCTATGCACATCCGAGTTTTCTTTGTTCGTGATTGCACTCCCATTGCTGGACTCTCGCCCTGGGCGTCTGCCTTGTCAAAGAAGATCAAACGCTCTCGTACTGTTTTGTCGATAGGGGTACCCGAAGAATCCAAGTGCTGTACAAGGTATTCTACTTCTGTGTCATCGAGATACTTTGCGATGAGATCTGATGTCATGACAACCAATTTATTGCAGGTATCTTCTGTTGAGAGATCCTTGATTCTCTGGAAATCACTCGTGAGTATGTAGTGAGCAGCGATCTCATTAATCGCTTTCCTCAGACCCTCTGGATCTCTGTTCCCTTTCGGGCCAAGATCTTTCGCCATAGCAGATTGCTGTGCACCCATATGTATAATGTAGAGCTAGACAGTATTTCTATCCACTATTCAATTCCACCCACCTCGACCCAAGAACACATTCGATCTTTCACGTGCCAAGTGTTGTATGCAGTGGTCTTTACACCACTGTATGCAGAGTGATGTGTGTGTTTCAATAAGTTTGTCCTCCGCTGATTTCTTATGATTATGAATGAAGCCGAATGTTGCTGCCATATTCTCAAGTTGCCTTTGGCCGAGACTACAGTTGATCTCGCGGAGGCAAGCTCCCAACATACATGGGAGTGGGTTCCCTAGAGAGGTAATATCGGAACCATCGCATATCCTCTTGAGTATGGTAGCAGTACCGTCGACCAATGCCTGGCGATTCCGACAATTGAATCCTCTGCATACTAAATACCGCTCAGAATTCCCAGACCGGCTAGTGCATGGTTTGTGTACTACTACTTCGGAATAGTAAGCACAGAGGATATTGATGATGTCTGCCGTTTGAGAGAGCATCGTGTCAAACATCTTCACCACAAATGAGCCTCCCTCCCTTTGTAAACAGAGTGCGTAACAGACCTCAGCTAGAATAAGCGGAAACGCAGTGAGTTCCTGGTTTGCGTAGTTCGATGAGAAATCTACACCACCGTCTGCCGTGACAAGGTCACATGATGCACCCAGATGGGTGAGTAGTCCGGCGAGATTTGCACAACTGAATAGGTTCCCAGTGCCATCAGCACCCGCTATTATCTCAACTCGGTCAGGATTTTCAGCTAAGAAATGTCGTGCTTTCCTCCAACCCGGCACGCTGTCATCATCACTCAGAAGCGTCATTCCGTAGTGCTTATCTGGCATTCCTGGTCTAGAGTCTATCAATGCCTCGATAAAACCACCAGGACCTTCTGCAAGGTGAAAAGAGACTATCCCCTCTTTCGGATTGATCGGTGTGTATCTCAGAAGCTCGACCATCTTGAAATATGCCCGCGAGCACGGATTTTTCCGTGCTATGGCATGCCGAGACTGTGGAGGGGGTGTGTGTATATACTCATACGGGTTAGTTAGCCGTTTAGCAGAGTCCCATGATTCAGGACACTTGTCTATGCATCCCTTCATCGCATCCAGTTGCGACTTTAAAGAAGGGTTCATGCATACAGAATCTCTTTCTGAAGAAATGATTAATGTATTCTTGTCCTCATAAGAGCAAATCTTTGGGAAGCAGAATCGCGACATGTTACAAGAGTTGATGTCGCGATGTCTATGTCCTTTGGTCTAGTCCTCGATAACCAGCTTTTTTGCACCTTTCCTGCGGGGTGCGGTTGCCTTTTTGAAGGCGAACATATTGTTCAAGAACGATACCTGACGTTCTTGATCTGTCATATCCAGTGTAGCACCAATGTTCTTCTTGGATCTGGTATCGTTCGCCGCCTTGAGTTGGACTTGCTGGAATACATCAGCAAACGGAACAACACCTCCAAGCAGTCCTAGACCTTGGGCCTCCCTTGCTGAAATTGCTCGTATCCCCCTCTCAGCCAGCCGCGATTCTAGATAGGGGAAGTTCACTAGATATTCTCTGATTTGATTATTGATGCTATCCTGATAAACGTCAATCGCATATCCAAGGCATGTCTCATCATCTTGGTATGTGGTGGCGTCATATTGTTTGGTGATTTCGCAGATTGTGTCGGACAGTACCTTGATACAGAGACCATCCCCTACCGATTTCTCTTCCAAGGCTCGGAACACCCGCTTTCCATCATAGCAAGCCCCGACGAAGTATCCTCCATCAGCACATAGTTCGCTAATGTTATCCAGGAGACCATTAAATGTTTCCAGGTCCCTGAAGAAGTAGTGAAGAGCGAATTGTGATGAGATCACATTAAATCCGTCCTTAGCCCGGCCGTAATTCTTGTATACAGCTTGTCCAAGCACCTGACTGTCCCGAGGACCTTCACCCAGGAGGGCACGGACAGTCCGCTTGCCTGCCGCTGTGATGAGGGCTTCACCACCCTTGATAGACTTGGACGCTTCACCATAGAGGAAGAACATTGGTGGCACACTCTTGTACTTAGTAAAGCTGTTTAGATACCGTGCACAAGCACCGTCGATGCGGTTCTCGATACAGTCCTCACAGCTGTCAATCCCAAGCACCATTCCTGCCCGCGCAGCTATCCATTTGTGAAGATCCCCAGCTTTCCCAGCACCAAGATCTAGAACACTGTTACCTGGTCGAATAACCGCAGATAGCAGCTTCCGCTTGATACAGAAGTTGTGGAAATCCCGCATTGGCGAAGACGTAGATGCCCCCGAGGACAGATAGTATGCATCACCCGTAACATCAGGGATGTTTGTCCCTGTAATAATCATTTCTGTAGTGATCGGATTATGTATGCTAGTCCATACGCTTTCTGCGACATGGTAAGCGTTGCCGTAGTTCCTACCACCGTTCCGTAGGTCTGCCGTTTTGTCGTACCGGACTTTGATTGGGACCCACCGCCAGCCAGCATCCCGATCACCATCATAGCGGAACTCGACAATTGTCATATCTTCGATGACCTCTTTCTTGTTCTCAGTCATCATCACCCCCGTAGCATCATCAATCATCAGATTACATAGGGAGGCTGAACTATCGGATGGGTTTGTTGGTCGGAAAGGGGCAGGTTTGTACTCGGAAACCCGATCACTCTGTCGGGATCGGGGGTAATCGCCATCTAAGACCTGCTGGCAAGGACTCAGGTACCCATGCCGCTTCTCATCGTATCCTACCCTCAAGACAATAGACTTGTGCTGCGTGAGAACCCCCTCTCCAGTCATCGCAACACCTCCTGAGAATACTGTCTTGATCTCATCCTCCCCAGAGGGTGTCTTGACAGTAGTGCAAAGGAAGTCAATCGTGTTGTGTTCAGGAGGCTTCCATTTGAATGAGCGAGTCCATGTCCGTTTGTTGTTCGGGGGAGTATCGTCACCACCTTCGGCACCAACCGGGAGATCCAGAGGCGTCAGCATGAGACCATCTGTCTCATATTCCATGGCACCATCCTTTATTTTCTGGTGTACTGCAGCACAGTTGGCAAATATGTTATCGTCTGTATAGAATGCCTTACGCATCAAGACGAGAGGTTGCCCCCCTAGGACGATTGGCTTTGCACCACAGTCTGAAACTACTGTTGTCAGGTGCCGTAATCGACCGTCATTCTTATTGGATGTAATGAGTGGCTCACCACGCACGTCCTTACCTTTCACGAAGTAGCAGTCGAATGCCGCGTACTTGTTGTAGTAGACCCCAAACTTGTCATGGATGATATGTTCCCCATCTATCAGGGTTGCTTCCCATTCTTCCTTGGCTACCAACCCCGAGTACTGTATACGCATGTTTGTGTCTATCAAGTAGATCTTACCACCACCACCAATGTAGAGCATTTTCCTCAAGCCATCAGCTTTGTCTGTTGCTGCATACCCAGCCAATACAGACACTGTGCTGTCACTCTTGGCTGCGATGTTAGGAATCTCCAGAGACACAGATGATGGACCGATGAAGTCACGAGATCTTATTCGCCCGGATGGGGCACTACCATGGACCATTTTATAGTAGGAGAGAGCGACAGCATCTTGTACTGATGTCGGGATAGGATAATTCGACTCCTGGATCCCAGACAGCACAATTTTTGACACCTTCCTAAGGTCTGCAACAGTTGTTCCCGATGATGCTTGAAACCCTGTGACCTCTAATTCTATTTCGAAAGACTCTGGACTGGATGATACCCCAGCATCCAGGTATGTCATATGAGGAATCAGCCGCCCTGTTTTCCCTTTCGGCGACGACCGAACAACGCTAAGGTCTGCCCGAAGATTATGATCGGAATGTGTGAAACTGAACCGCTTAATCAGGCGGAACACCTTTCTCGACCGTTCCCACTCACTAAGCGTTTGTTTGATTCGGCCGTCTTTCGGGGTGAGCAGTTCCTCTTTTTGTAATGAAACCCGGATACCCCAGTCGTCCATGTCTACAGGGCGTACATTCTCGCCTCCATCAGACTTGTATCCTCCCTTTGTCTCAAAAGTCACGTATGTAGGTACATCACCGCGTTCGTTAACAGGAATGTTATTAGAGTTGCAATAGGCCTGGATAGACTGCATACCTGTGACGGTTGTACGTATGTTCGAGAGACGCATCTGACCCGACCTCGGGTCTGTATACTCGTTCTGGATACGCAAGAAGTATTTTGGGAGAGCTGCCTCAAACCCCTCTGCTTTTAGTCTGGCAATGACTGAGTCAAACTCAATGCGAGTAATACGGGGGCCACGCGACCCAAACCGCATTTCAAGCTCAGCCTGGGCTGATTGCGAGTGCAACTCGCATATAGTGTCGAGTGATGCATTTTGGGCACTCATCAGGGTAATATATAACTAGCAAATATCCCTATACCTTCTTCAATTTACCGTTCGAGAGACATATGCACTCAATGCATCGTAAATCCCTCGCTTATTTGTGGTTTCAGGCATAGGTTGTTCTGTTTTACCATAGACCTCACGCAATTCCACTGCGGAGTACTTACTAATTACCTTTATGGGCTTCATGGGATCCGATGTCATTACATAGTTGTCCTTGATATAGTCAACACCCAATTGAGACCGAGTATACCGATCCCGTCCCCTTTTCTCGAGGACGATCGGGGTGTCTTCGCCCCAGACCATTGAGATTGCAACTTTGCCAATGAGGATGATATAGCTAGCACCATGCAAAGCTGATATTGCATGGATCATGGGTAGTGTAGTCGGCTTCATCTCAAGAATATCGGCAGCGTTGAGAACAGCCTTTACCCCACATGCCTTCAACTGGACCTTGCCCGATGCTAGACTTTCTGCTACCCGAGTCCGTGCAGCTATCTCGCCGGACCTGGGAACAGGCGTGAACATAGTCAAAGTCTCTTCCATAAAGAAATGGAAAAAACTATGTTCCTGTTGTTTGTCACGCCTTTTCTTCACCTTCCTCTGGTGTGTGCTCTGTGGAAGTCGATGGATAGCTCGGTTAATAAAATCGCTGTCGAGTACTGCCATGCCTACATAGCATCAGCATATGTCTTGAAGTAGTTCTCTCTCAGTAGGTCTTTTTCTCTCTCTTGCCCTTCAAGAAAATTCTGCTGGAGTGCCACGTATCCCACGAACTTCCGAAGCTGCTCAATAACATCCAGCTCGACATTAGACATATTCACGAACACTCCGTTTGCATTCTCATCAAAGGATACCGAGTTGTCGATGAGGATTTTGAGGGCCCGAGCTTGGTTGCTTCGCTCGAAACCTTCAAGGTTGTCTTTAAGCTCGACTAAGCTCTCTGTATTTGACATTACTTACAGGGGGTATAGGTGTGTCTAAGCTATTTTCCCTGGAATGCGAACGGTAGGCTTGCTACTTCCGCCGACAACGGTTCCCACCACAGAGATGCTCGTATCCATCAGCTCATATCTCTGCCCTGCTACCTTTACGGTGATAATGTCACCAATGGACGTATCTTCGAAGACATTACTGTCACTCTGATGGTCCCGCGAGACAAATACAACGACAGGACTTGGCATCTCCTTGATCGTAGCCCGGATTCCCGCCTTAGTGATGTTCTTCACGACGCATCCACGTATCAGCATTCCCTCTACAGGCCGACAGATAAGGCACTGGAATACAGCGTTAAACATGACCTTAGAACCAGATGCTTTTCCTGAAGAGTATGTGAGAAGGACAAGTGACCGGGGCTTCACAAACCCTTCTGCGATACATCTACCTTCAATGGTGTCACGGAGCTTCTCGAGAAGGATACCTACCAGATTCCGCCCCACCTCTTGTATTCCAAGCTGGACAGCATGGGAGATAATAGCTTGATTGTAGAGACCTGCGGTTCGGGGCGGGCGTGCACGCTTCTGTACCCGCTTAGGTACACTTTCCTGGATACTTGATGTGTCACTGGTATCGACTGAGATTGACATAGCAGGAGCCTCAGATACGATAACATCACCAGATGGTGTAACCCCATCGGCTTCTTCCACAGTCTGAACGATTTGCTCTGCAGTCGAGAGATCCGAAGAGTCCATTATTGCTATTATTACACATTGTTTCTCTGAATGTTCAATTTCCCAATAACCTACCTATCGCGACCCAAGTTCGTCCTAATAGCTTCTTCCATCCCCAAAAACCACCGCTGCCCATTGTGAGCTATACGGTCGTAGTGCCGCAAGAGCAATTCTTCATCGATACATAGCTCCTTTGCGTTCTTTGGCAGTTCTGACTCAATGTATCTCTCGGTGCCTAGAATAGCATTTAGAGTCCTGACAGCGTCGCGGCGTCCCTTCTGGTCACATCTATGGCCCTGGGCCCGAGGTTTCGAAGTGTCCCTTACTTTGAACACAACATCACCACTTGTCTTTGTCGGTACCATCATGCCTATTGTAGGAGCGAGCGGCAGTTGTGGTTGGCTAGCAATGAATTCGATAGTAGCAATCCGTTGCACTGGTGTCGCTATAGTCACGCCTTGGTCGCTCACCGCATAATAAACGAGTTTTTTGTCTTTCGGATTGGCCATGACCATATATGTTCCGCCGTCCACGTCATATTGCCGACTAGAGTATGCCAACAGCATACCTGCCTCAAAAGGAGTACTATGGGATGTAACCAGATACTCAAACATTGCAATTTTTTCATCTAACGAAAGCAAATCGAGGACTCGGTCACATGTGTACTGTAGGACCTGGTGTTGTGTCATATCTATCACACTGTTCAATCGGTTCGGCTTCGCTAGAGCATTACCCAGCATTTTGTGCCAGTCTAAGTCAGTGCGTATTTCTCTGTAAAACTCCTTGTATGTTCCTAAAACATCATACTCTTCATTGCTCGCAGTAGCTGGCAGCTCGGCCCACCGTTCTCTCTCTTCTCTAGACATTGTCGCTCCCCGACTGATCTCTCCCAACTGTAACTTCTGATAGTCATGTTCCCGGCGAGTCCAACCAATATGTCTTTCTATCCTGGAAAGTAGCTTCTTCACTTCAGTTGGGGCATCTATAGTCTTTTGCTCAGCAGCAATTGGGATATACACGGGCTTCTCTGGGATTGGAACCCGCCGTTCGTACATGCTAATCCTAGCATCCTGTAGATCCGCAGGCTGGAATAGATAATACTGGCCTATGTTTACGATAGTCCCTCTCCGACCCAGTATATCTAGAACGGGTGGTCCAATACCCGCCAGTACTCTCGTTATAGCAGCGTCGATCTGGACAAGGGGATAGTCTCGCTGCATGTTGACATCCCGTACGAGATCTGCTCGGGTGTAAGCATACTCCTTCGCGAATGCATCGACAACTCTCTTTTCTACTGCCCCAATGTTCATGGTAACAAACCCGTCTGTATATGTGGACATAGATGGGACTTCTGGGAGTGCATCTGCAGGAGAGCATGTATATGCACACTCGTCCATAAAGTCACAGAGTGATGTCCGGGGCTTGTCCCCCACAACATAGTCGACTGCAAGGCCTGAAGATAGTTCCTGCTTGGTAGTTTTCTTTATTCTGGTTGGCTCCATAACATTCTTGTTAAGTAGGCAGTCAATTGCATTCTCCTTCAGAGCTCGTGAGACAGCTCCTATCTTCACACCTTTCCTCTCAGCAAGTCTATATACGTAAGTGTCTGCCGCTTCGATGTTCTGGTCAGGGAGTGTCGTACCATAGTATCTTATTTCGACATTTCCCTTGGCGAAAGGGAGAGCTCGGTGACTGCACCATCTCACAGCACGCCCCACGATCTGTTCAAGACGATTGAGATTGTACCAAGGGTCCATGATGTGCACCTGGCGTATGTTAGTGAGGTCGATGCCTTCCGATCCTGCTTCAGAGATGATGACTACCTTAACTAAAGACCCATCCATGTTAGCCGCATCAGTGATTTTCCGCACCTCTGCTGCATTCCCCGGTGAAAGCAGTGGGTCACCCGTAATCATAGCATAGCTGAGTTGTTTGACACTGGCTTTAGGGGGTTCAGCAAGCAGAGATTCTCCAATGCTTCGCGTTAAACCCATTTCTTCCAAGGCAAGAGCTATCGGTACACATCCACCGTCGATGTACTGCGAGTATACCAGTATTATTCCGTCAGAAGCGGCAACGGCTTCACATACAGCAGCGATCTTTGCACTATATTCCTTCAGAGATGGCATCGATAAGAATCGTCCATGCTGTTCCATAACTTCTTGCCGGTACGAGAAGCCTCTCTTAGTTTCAGAATCATAGGCAAATGCACTATTTAGACCTGTCCGTCCCACTGAGTCAAGAGAGCTCTCACCAGGAACAGGTGGATATACTATGTCAAGGGCCTGGAGTGGTAGGTTCAATGCCTGATAGCCTATCCCTTTGTCATCAGGTATCCGACCAGCCATACTTCCAACACATTCCCCATACACCGACATTTGATAGGGAGAGAGATCAACCATATACAAGTCCAGGAATTGTAGCGGCTGAGCGATTGTTGCACCATTCATTTGTTTCTGAGCAAGAGGACGGGACGCATAGCTGTGATCAGGGGCGAATGTTGTCGGATAAAACTTGAAAGGAAATGCATAAGGGTTGTCGCCTCGCACATACGAAACATACCCTCTTGATCCCTCAACCAAGGCCTCCCTACCGATATCCCTTCCGCGGTCCTGGATGAATATCCCATCTTTAGTGAATACATCAGCTGCCAGAAGAGGGGGGCGTTTGTCATTAAGACGCAGAAGATTGACCAACCAAACAATTTCCTCAGGGGCATTGAACATCGGGGTTGCCGACATCAACAATAACTTCAGGTTCGTTGCATTCTTCACAAGCTGATGAAAATACTTTGCTGTCTTATCCCCTTTCTTGTCTAGTCCGGTAGGTGCACCCTTAGTGGTTCGGATGTTGTGTGCTTCGTCTACAACAATAAGACGTCCAGAGAATTCACTGTCGATTCCTGAGGTGACAAGCCGTTTCCGCTGGGCTTGATCTTCCACGGAAGCATATCTCTCTATGATCCTAGCGATATGGTTCGAAAACTGCTCAGGACCCATAAAAAGATAACTGCGGCGTATGATCTGCTTCACTAGCCGAACTATATTTGGTTTTTCCAATCCTTCCACACCCATCGGATTGATCTCGCGGAGCATTTCTTCACCGGCACATGCCCGGATGTTCCAACGTCCGCCTATTTTCTGCAACTTCCGATCATCAAAGAGTTGTCTCTTGAAGTTCTCCTGGACATTAGGCGACGCAACTATGATTATTCGTTTCTGTTCACCAATCTGCTTTAGATACTGCCGCATCTCCTCAGTCACAGAGATTGCTGAACATGTTTTCCCCGTACCTAGACCATGGAACAAAAGCAATCCATTATATGGTGTCCTAAAAGAGAGGAAATTTCTCACAAATGCCTGATGTGGCAAAAGCTCAAATTCTGCCGATTTACATAACTTTGCAGCCTGGGTCTCCAGGTCATACACCCGAGTATCAGATTTTAAGTCTGAGAATTCCTTCTTCGACACCACCCCTATGTTGAACATGGGATCGGTGAGTGGAGGATACACATAAGATGGCACACCGGTGGCACTCAGTTCTTCGCTTTCCTTCTGCTCGAGATAGCGGAGGTACATATCACGACTAGCATCATCCAATGTACCAGACGATAGGGCTACTATGGCACTCTCTATACTCTCGGGTTCAATTACTAGCCTTGGCTTGACGGCCTTTTTGGACATACTTGCTATATCCCAATATTATCAGTTGGTATAGAACAACCGCAAGGATTCCAGCGCAGACTTGGCATCTTCTATGGTTTTCTTTCGTTCGCCATGATATCCTCTTACTATCTCAAGAGCCTCGCTATAAGTGAACCATCTTACGTCGCCAATCTCACTTGCCTGGTAGTTCGAGAGATCGCCGCCAGTGTCTAACACATTGGCCAAGAAATACTTATACTTGTATGTCTTCATATTGCTCCCGATAAATGTCTCTTCGAGTGGAAGGATGTTCTCTACGATGTGAAACTGCGACTCCGGTAGACCAGTCTCTTCTGCAACCTCCCTGTAAGCACATTCGATATCCTTTTCCTGGTAGTTCTTTCGCCCTTTCGGGAACTCCCATTCAGGTTCTACCCAGCTGGTCCTACTCCGGTCCACTAGATATTGCAAGTCTATAATCGTCCCATCGACACTGATCCCTCGACATAAGGAATTGAACATTGTATACGCATTATCTGTCTCGAACCTATAAGAGCATATTTCATGTCCTTCTCCCCAAGCCTGTTCCCAGAGTTCATGGTGCGTCTTGGTCAGAATATCGTTCTTCTCGGTTACTGTCATTATATCAATCAATATCTGTAGCCCGCGGATATTCGTAAGATCAAACTTGCCGCGTACAAAGTCCATGAAGCCAACAGTTGCTTTTCGTCGCACCATCAAATACCGTAAGGATCCATCTCCGCCCAGAGAAAAAGGAATCATTCCCACGCTTAGTATTGGTAATCGAACGCCATGACCCATTATCCAGCTGTCGCCTCTCATCCTAGTATAACTAATCGAGTGGTTCTAAGTCAATGCGTCAGGAAGGGAGTTGCCATGCCGGACCCGCCACCTAGTAACGTAGCCTTCATAAGTAGTTCCGTTCATCTCGATAAAGCCCTGTACTGAGGTTAACATATTGTACATATCTTGACTCATTGGATGTTTGTCTGATTCTAGGGTCTTCTCGTACTCGGTTTCCATATCCACAGGTTCATGTTCAGGTTCATGTTCATGTTCAGTGTCAACTGACTCGTTCTTGGTTGCGTTCGGCATGTATATTGTATGCATGTTATGCTGTGGCTTCTAAGTGCGTACCGCGTTGCTAAATAATAGCGATGCAATTACTATCATGATACCGGAATTGTCCTATCTCGACTGGAGGGATAGCTTCTGGCATTACGCAATGATAGTTGTGTCATCCTATCCAGACAAGCCATCCCAGATACTACGGAAGAAGGTCTATAGATTTTTTACAGACATCCCTGCGATGATGCCTGATCAGGAATTCAGACATAACTACCTTGAACTACTTGGTATATTCCCGGTGTCGCCTTACCTTGACTCAAGAAGTGATCTCTCAAAGTGGATAACATTCTTCAGGAATAGAATAGGAGAGACCTACAACGAGAAAACTGTCACGGAGACCGACATGTGGAAAGAGTACTCTGACTCATTGGGACCCATTCCGGCTCAACGACCACACCACCCAAAGTGGTATGCACTTGTAGCCATGGTCACAGCAACCTCTATTCTGCTTATTTTCGCTTATTCTGGCGAAGGACGCCGAGCGGCCGCAGCGTAAAGTTGGTATCCGTTATTCTCATGATCATCTAATGAAGTTAGAACTTGTTGCACTGATAGTGACTGGTCTAGCCATGGCTGACATATACTATGATCGAAAGTACACGAAGATCGTCCTGAGCTGGACTAAATACGCTCGTATTGCTGCAATAGGCTTTGCTGGAATTACTGCATATTCCATCGTAAGAAAGTCTCCCCGACAGACACAGTCCCTCCTGGTCAGTGCTGGAGACCTGTTCCGACATATGCCAGTCGACCGACAAACCGCCAAGTTATTTAGCCCATTCTTACCAGACGCCGAAGTCTCTAATGCCAGCGAACAACGAATCATAGCTTCTGGGAGCAAACCCCCTCCACCTGGGGGCACTGTTAAGAGATCCGTCAGCGAGTCTAAGAAGAAGTATGTGGCCGCGTCCCAGGGCTGGAAATGCCAGAAATGTCAAGCCGTATTGGCAGCAACGTATGAAGTTGATCATGTTCTTGACTTACAGTACGGTGGGACAAATGACGTGGGGAATCTAGTAGCGTTGTGTAGGAACTGTCATGGAGAGAAAACCATGAGTAGACACTTGTGAGATTATGATGTGCAAATATAACAAGGACATGGAACCCTATGTTCTGCTTATCATAATCATAATCATATCACTCATCCTTGGAGGGTTATATACAGCAAGAGGTTGGCTCACAGGGAAATTTCCAACTCTGGCTCGGGCAGCGACTGCTGCTACTAATGCGACACAGGTGCCCCAACAGACGCGTGGTGGAGTAACTGCAATGGGGGTTGGTGAAAAATTAATCTACTGTGCGAAGGCAAACAGAGGAACTGTAGCCGCTACCGCAGTATGGCTTATTCTCTCAATAGTGACTCTCTTTCTAATCGGCTACAAAGATGGAGACAAGACAAGCATGTTTTTCCTGGAATTCATCCTCATGGTACTCGTACCAGCCGCTATAGCTCTGCGTGGGGCAATGAAACCTCCATCGACCCGTATTCAAACTATGGCTATACTCAAGTCAATCTATCCAGATATCCCAAGAAAGCCTACTAGAGAGGATACTGACGATATAGTAGGGGAATTTGATCGAAGAATAAACGATGCCACTAACGCCCTCGGCGTGTTAGATCCACCAACAAATGATAACAAAGCAGCTCGAACCCGGCTACAAAATATCATCATCACTGCAACCTCAACTCGAAGGAGATTTAATTTAGCAGCTGGAAACTATCATAATGCCAATAATGATGGAAGTGTTAGTACCGGGGAACAATGTACAGAATTCCTTACAACTGATTTCTTAAAGACAGGTGGGCTTATCGTATGGGCTCTGATTGTAATCACCACTCTTGTGGTTTTATGGGGTAAAAGCGGAAACTCACAGGCCAATGTTGCTATCTCAACATTGCTGATATTCGTAGTACCGTTCTTGATCTGGTATCACGGAGCGAAGTCTGGACAGAGTGGTGGTGCAAGATCTGAAAATGATGAAGGTAGCCCATCGGAGTCGGTAATATTCCAGTCCGGTTTGTTTGCTCTAGCGGCTGCATTAGTGGCAGTAGGGGGTGTTTTTCTAGTGAAGGAAGCGTCACAAAGTGAACTAATCGGTGCTGCTGCTAAATATATAGCTTATGCTGGGGCGGGGGGTATCGGTGCCATCATCTTGTATAGGCTATTCAAGAAGTACTCAGTGAACGTTACACATAACGGACTGGCGAACATCGGGGCAGTAATGGAAGGAGTTCCATTCGGTGTCAAATTTCTGCTTCTTGAATTACTCGCTCTCGCAGTAGTCGTGGGCTATCCTGCTGCCCGGAAAAAGCTTCTTACCATTGCTATGCCGAAAGGATCCAAACTATTCTTGGAGGACCCTGTGGCACTAGATAAATCAACGAACATTGATGCATTTTCCGACCTGACGGGATCCCTGCCTAAGTCGTATCCCTACTCACCAATGTATAACTACTCGGTTGGTGGATGGTTCTTCTTTGACAATGTGTCGGGTAGCAGACCCCTAGCGAAGACTACTGGGTATATACCGATCCTCGACTTTGGAGGGTCGCCAATAATTACTTTCAATCCCGCCACTGCTCACATGAAGGTTGTCGTTGAAATTGCGGGGGGAGGGAAAGCGACACTGTATGACGACATCATCCCCCTTCAGCGGTGGAATAATGTGGTAGTGACCTTCAATAAGGGGATAGCTGATGTACTGATTAACAATACGCTTGTGGGAACGCGGAAAAATACGACGCCGATGCAAACTAGGGGGGCGATGACGGTGGGATACAAGATCCCAAGGGAGTCAAGCGTTCGCGGCGGTGTCACGAATGTGTTTTTTTGCCCAAAACCGATGAATCGATTCATATCGGGACTGAACTACAGACTAATGGCACCTACTAAGGGAGTCTAGGCGGCCATTGATAATCTTCTGACACTCTATATATAATGAAGTTCAGCAACATTGTCCTGGGGGTCGCAGTGATTCTGGTGTTTTACTTTCTCTATGACTACTTCTTCGGTGGCAGTTCTACCACTTCGAGTCCATCATCACTTCTTGATGCCAAGTCCATGCAAGTGGTCGGTGCGAACTCGCTCCCTGCTAACGTATCTACCAACTATGGATACAGTGTCTGGTTCTATGTTGATGACTGGAGCTACCGTTTAGGAGAATCAAAGACTATTTTCGATAGAACTGGCAAGGGTAAAAACTCGGGATCACCGCTTGTTGTTTTCGATCCATCCGAGAATAACATCACTATTAGCCTGGCCACTACCGGATCGGGTGCAGCATCTACAAGCAAGTGTACTATCAACAATGTACCCCTACAGGCATGGACTAACCTGATCATTACACTTAATAGTCGTGCTCTTGATGTCTACATCAATGGAAAGCTTGTTAAGACATGCCTCCTGGATGCACCCCCCGCTGTTGAGTCGGGTTCGAGTGTCAGAATTACACCTCACGGTGGATTCTCGGGGTACACATCGCGGTTCCAATATTATGCCATGCCGCTCAGCCCTCAGCAGGCATACAATATCTACAAGAGTGGATATGGCGGTAGCTCTGGTCTAGGGGATGTCTTCAACAAATACAGAGTAAAGGTGGGATTCCTGGAGAATAACCGGGAACTCAACAGCTTCGAGATATGATTTTCTGAGGCATGTATATAGTAATGAGTGCTCCAGCGACACGCAGTGTTTTTCCCGGACAGCCTGTGGTATCGGCAGGTCCTGCCGGTGGTTCAAAGACTAATGAACTTGCGGAATTCTTGAACTCGAACTCTGTAATCGCAAAGATAGCTTTCCTTCTGGTGGTGGTGTTCGCATTCAGTATCATTCTGAAACTAGGGTCACAACTGATGGCGTACATTTACAGTCCGGCTGCATCCCCGCATCTAGTAAAGGGGACAAAGGAAGCCAAGGAAATGTTGCGGATTCCCCAAGACCCTAGCATTAAGGGTTCTATTCCTGTAATGCGATCTAGAAACCAGGGTGAAGGTATCGAGTTTACGTGGTCTGTATGGATCTTAGTGGAAAGCCTGAGCGACTACAAACCAGGTCAGTATAAGAACGTCTTCTATAAGGGCTCAGCACCGTCTTTCGGCCCTGACGACAAAGGACTCAACTTCCCTAATAATGCACCTGGGCTGTACATTAAGCCAAACACAAACGCTCTCTCCGTCATCATGAACACTTATACACAGATCATGGAGGAAATCACTGTGCCTGATCTTCCTCTTAACAAGTGGGTCAATGTGATCATAAGAGTTGAAGGTGATATACTAGACGTCTACATCAACGGTATCATCGCTGTGCGGCATAAACTGAGCAGCGTGCCTAAACAGAACTATGGTGATGTGTGGGTGAACGCAAGTGGAGGGTATGATGGGCTCCTCTCTTCACTCCGCTACTTCAACTATGGACTGAGCAGCATGGAAATATATTCGCTTGTTCAGGATGGGCCTGACCTTACCATGGATAAGAGCCTAGACGTCGAACCGCCATATCTGTCAATGCGATGGTACTTTGACAATGCAAACCAATAAACAGTAGAAGTTATTATGAACTATTGTTTATTGACTAAGCGATGGGTTCATGCATAGTTGTTTCGAAGAGTAGACGTTACCCGACTGGCAATAGTCTCCAGCACCAACCTGTAGGCAAGATCTGTAGCCATCCTGCGTCCCCACATAGCACCAGCCCTTCTTACCGCGGCATTGGACAGCAGACGTCATTGTGGAGTCAGGTTTCGGAATTTGCGTCTGACCAGCCACGAGTGCTGCTCTACTGACGCTGTCTAGGGAAGCCTCGATCTGTTTATCAATACCTTGTGCAGTAGCAATCCCTCCTTTGGTAGTGAGACCTAGCAAGCCAACGAACTGGGATGTGAATTCACGAACGGTGATGGCAGCAGTTGACCCGGCAAATGCAGTCGTATGTGCGAGAATAGCAACGATATTGACACCTAGTAAGACGAACAGACACAGAAGAATGATAACTTTCATGCCACTAGAAGAGTGTGGATGAGCAACCGATGGAGTGGTGGGATTTGACACTGTAGTTTGGTCGATAACGCGATTAAACCAATCCGACTCAGAAGAAGCCATATTAGACTATTAGGATAAAATCAATCGCATGTTTCTTCCCATACAACTTCTGGGGGCTCTGCCCATTCTGCGAAAGGCACTGCTGCTGTTGTGGATCTCTCGAGTAATAGAAGGTCATCTAGTGCTGTCTTTCTCCTCATCACTGCGGCACATTCTTGTTTCTTGATGCGTTTCTGCCTTGAGATGAGCTTCCACCTCCACTCAAATTGGAGTGCTGCCTGCCAGCTTGGGAAGTTTTTAACGTAGCACAGACGACGCCACGAGTGTCCTTTCTTTACGTGGCATGTTGTAGCAACCGCACCCCCTTTTATCTCTGCATTGTGTTGTCGTAATCTCCTATCCAGATTCTTAGTTGCACCAACGTAGGTCATTCCGTTTGTGCATATGAGGCAGTAAACAAAACAAGGAGCTTCCTCTTGGGTATCCATCGGCGATCTATTGAATATTAGTATACATTAAGACAGTTATGGACATTATTCGGCGTGGTCCGAATAGTAAAAGCTGCCCAAAGGGTTATAGGAAACTTGATGCTAATGGTTTGTGCATAAAGAGTGAGAGAGTAAAGGAGGGTTCGTTCGAACTGCCAGCTGACTTCAAGAAGTGTCCTAAAGGTTTCGTGAGAAAACCCAAGACCCGACAGTGTCTCAAACCAACCAAAAAGAAAAAGAAGGTTCCTGCTAAGAAGACAGTGAAGAAACGTTATAATGATGACGTCGTGGAACTGGCAGATGATGCTAAGCAGTGTCCGCAGGGCTATGCACGAGTGACAGGTACTAGACAATGTAAGAAGCAAACAACAGTACAAGCTAAGAAAACCATAAAGAAACGCTACACTGGTGATATCGTAGAACTTACGACTGATGCTAAGCAGTGTCCACGGGGTTATGCCCGTATAAAGGGTACCAGAAAGTGCAGAAAGCGTGACATGGGAGATAATATTGTGATAATGGTGAAAAAGAATATACATCCAAAGGGTGTGCCTATGCCTCCTGGGGCAAAGAGGTGTCCAAAGGGATCTAAGAAGATATTAGACACATCATTGTGTCAACCAGTTATTGGTATTAAATCAGCGAAAGCCCCAAGTAAGCAGCCCCTTCTTCCCACACCCCCATACAATCTAGTGGCGATGCCACCAAAAGAAATATCTCCTTCAAAAAGAGTCCTTAAAACACGCTCACCTTCTGTGAACAAGTTCCTTGGAACAAAGAAAACGCCCGTACTACCATTCTGTCCGGCCAAAATAGGTGATTACGAAATTGGGTCGGAAAAGCACCCCAACAAGGTCATGGTCCCGACCAAGACTGGCAGAACCGAATGGGTTGGATGGTCTACGAAAGCTGCCAAAGATTACATGATGCAGCAGTTTCTCTCGAATGTTCCTATTGACTGTAGTACGGTTAGAGGGCCCAACCAGTACTTCAGCAACTGCTGGTTCAACACCTTCTTCATGGTGTTTTTTATAAGCGATAAGGGGCGGCGTACATTCCGCTACCTCCGCAATGCCATGATCACCGGTGAGTTCCCAGCCACCGCGGAAAAGACAAGGTCCGAGATACCAAAGTCCTATAGGAAAGGACTGTTCTATCTCAATGCACTAATACAAAACTCCCTCCATGGAGCACTACCAAAGATTTATGATACGAACAGTGTTGTCAAATCTCTGAATGCAGCAAGTTCTAAGGTCATCGGAGCAGCGGTCTTCCCAAAACTAAGAGAGTACTCGAACCCACTTACCTTCTACACAAAACTAATCATTGCACTAGAGGGAACGCTCCAGGGTCGTGTCAAACTAGCTAAGATCATTGTAGGACTGGATACATTGTCTCAGTTGAAGTCTGCACAACACGGAGTAGACAGTCCGGCATCATGGCACCAGCAACTCTACGAAAGGACTGTCCAGTACAGGTATAATACTAACAAGGATGTCATGCCAGACTTCATATCAATTGATCTGGCAGAACTTGTCGGTGTCCCTAAAGGGCACAAAGCCACTGTAGACTGGTGGATAAAAGAAGGTAAGAAGAAGTGGGGTTTCCATGGGTATGGTCATAAAGATGGGGACAGCCCACGGTTCCAGCTGAAGGGCAAGGATGGCAAGAAGTACATCTACGAACTCGATTCACTCGTCTCTCGCGACACAACCAAACAGCACTTTGCTTGTTTCCTCACATGCAACAAGACTGAATACGCATTCGATGGAGCATGTAGTACTCTGATCAGTCCTGTCAACTGGAAGAAACTTGCGAGGGATCATGCACCTAGAACGCTGTTACATAGGAACCCTAGCAAATTCGATCTTCTTCGGAACTATAATGTATCATTCTTCTACCGAGTCGAATAGCGTGGTGGCTCCCCCGCACATACTTCCGCTTCAGTAGAAAGGGGGCCCTTTGATGGAACCAATAGACGCCATTTCCTAAACTTAGGGTCATACCGTCCCGTCATCCACATCGTACTCCTCTTTACATACTTTGCAGGGTCGATATCCTCAAACTCATCCTCATCAGGACTGATTTCGCCAAGATCCACATCGCTATTCTCTCGGATCTTTCGGAAGGCTTTGTTTAGTGTGATACTCTCTGCAAAAGACTGTACACAAGCCCAGCGGGTCACGATTCCATCACCCGAACGAAGTTCGTAAACATCCTGGGCAATATGTGGCGTAACCGCAAATGTACACTCCATTGTTTTACAATCATTCGTCCTTTGCACCGTGAATGACCTAATCTTCCCAGGACCCCAATCTTTATGATGGTATAGTATGGACCCCACCTCATATGGCAGATCCCTAATCTTCGTAGACAGTTCTTTGTAAGATGTTGCTAGCACAGGTTGTCCGAACGTAATGCACTGTTCATTGTAATGTATTGGGTTCAAATGCCTTCCCACTACCTGGATATAGGTAGCTCTTTTAGAGTATCCAGCATCCGAAAGCATGGTGCCGGCGAACTGATACACATCTGTCATTGCAAAGAATGATCGACCTTTGACAGTGAACAGTGTCCCAGATACTATAGTGCCAGCCGAGACAGTATCGTCGAATGATGAGATATATTGATAACCATGTGATATACCACCACTACGAGAGTCCAGGCATAAAACGTGGCATATCGGCCCGCTATGGGTCACATGCCACCAACCTAATGCGTTCTTCCCTTTGGGTATAGCATAACAGCTGTCATACCCAAAGACACGTGATTCCGACTTGGTTGCTGATTCTAGTGAAAATGGTGGAAGTTCTTTGACTAGATCACGAAGGGTTTGTTTCTGTAATTCCATGTCCTCTTATACAGGCCATGTCTCACAGTTGTTTTAGAAGACTATTGGCGTAATCGTCCAGCTCTGCAGGCTCTTCATCCATATTATTCTCTCCGCCATCCTCCTCGGCTATCACCTGAGCTGTCATTTTATGTGCAACAGACTCATCTCGTTTCTCGAGAGAATGACTAGCACCCCAATTGTTCTTTGCTTGCTTGTATGCTTGCTCGACTGAGGACATAACTACAATTGATAGGAGTGTACAGCATATAATGTAAAGTAACCACGACATGGATATATATCGTCGTGAAAACTATTCCGGGACCCGAACGTAATTCTCTAGAACTTCATGTAGATTAGGGTCATCCAGAGGGTAGTCGCACTCAAAATAAGTCCTTGAACCACCATCCTCGAGAGACTCATCTATGAACGTGAGCCTAGGGTTGATAAACCACTTATCAGTTGAAACAGTCAATGGGACATGGTTCACTGGAATACGGTAGGTCCTTTTTCTCTTTGACCATTGATGATTCGATTGCCAACAGTCCACCCCACAAAGCATTGACTTCTGTGACGCCCCTGTTTCTACGAGCCTCTGGACCCACATAGTATTCTTGCCGAATGTGTACTTACCGTCGTCGGCGGCAAGCATCGTGTATGTTGATGAATGTGATGGTGGCACATCAGGCGTTTGGAGATAATTTGGTGGGAAGTAGAGCTCGTACATTGAATTACCCTCAAGGAAACCATTTAGACCCTTAATGTGATCACATCACACCATGGTAGCTATCGTGATCGTACAGAAAAATGGCGAATATACTTCTCATGATGTTCGGGATGCCTCCAGCAAAAACCTTTACAAGCGTGTTGGGCTACGAGTCCCGGGATCTTTCGCCAAACGGGTCTCCTGGAAAGTAGGGTGTGATGGAAACAGCATCTATGTTTCGATATATGCGAAAGACACTGGTAATGCGGGACATGAGAACAAAACTGAACTCCCGCCAC